TGACCGCCAATAGCGACTGCATTCTTTATCCCTTTGTCCCATAATTGCTGAACCCCCTTTTCAGCCTCTAGCACTATCACTTCTTTATGTTTTAAAATATGATGTTTTGCCCTGTCTAACCCATATAAAATTTTTGTTTTAGCACAAGGGTGTAAGTATATGTATTTATTCTCATGTGGAAGCACATCTTTTCTATTTAGTCTCCCTTTGATTCCCACTAAATTACCTAATTCATCTCGAATCGGAATGGTGATCATATTTGATTCTATATCATAACCAAGCTCAAACTCTTCTTGTGTATAATACCCTATTCCATCATTTTTAAATAAGTCTGTTACATACAATCCGTAATAGTCTAGGATACTTTCGTCTATGGGTTCAAGATGTTCATCAACAGAATCTTTTTCCCTATTTTTTATTCTCATCATATCTCTAGCCCATGATGCTAATTTTGATTTTGGTTTTTGCTTTTCGTAATAATCATAGTTACAAACATCACATATCCATTTTAAGCTGTCAGAAAAGTAACTTTCATTCACAAATGACACTAGTGAGATAATGTCGCTGTTACCATATGCATCTTTTATATTTCTTGTATATGCATCTACTTTTAAATTATCTTTATATACAACAGTAGAGTTTTGGTTGTCTCCGTCAGGCATACCACAAGAATAATACCTGCTGTTTGATTCTATTGAATGCATACCTAATTCTTCTAGGATTAATCTAATTTTATCATCATCAATAATCCTTTCTTTTAAATCTAAAGCATCCAAAGTATTCACCTCAATTACACATAAAGTTATTTATCGTTCTTCGGTTTAAATACCTTAGTTAGAAAGCCTACTTCATACCATGTATTTCTATCTAAATTAACCTCTGTAACTAAGACAGTCCCCTTACCTGTACCCCTATTTTTCGCTATTTTTTGTCCATAGTATGTTTTGTTTTTATCTAATTCATATGTACCCCATTCGTTAGTGATTCTATATTTATGATAATCATTCGGATTTAATCGTTTCTCCAGAATCATGTGATCAACTACATGGTATAACTGCTTGGCGTTAGCTATGTTATTAGAGTTTAAATCAAAGATATCAATATTATGAGTCTCATCGGTTAATTGAATCGTACAATATCCTGCTACATTCATTTCTCCGCAAACATTCTTAATCATTGTCGTTGTCTGCTTTACTGTTTCCCACTGATCACCCTTGTACCCTTTTAATGTATCGTAATAAATTACTTCTACGCCTAACCCTAATACGTGCTTTTTGATTTCACGTTGTAAATCTTCATCTGAATATTTATTTAGTTCCAAAAAATAAACTCTTGTATTTTCTTTGATCCACTCCCCAACAATCTCAGTAATTAAGTGATATTGATCTTCTGATTCGTATACACCATTTAATATATCTGATTCAGTGATGTTAGTTAGTGACTCCTTGTTATCAGGATTCGAATTTAAGAAGTTAAACTCATAATTATTACAGATGGTTGATGCTTGCATGGCATACCATTCATCTTCGTCTTGCTCATTAACTAAAACTAAGACAGGAACTCGTTTTAATACACCAATGAAATTAACAACCTTCGCCATACGTCTACTTTTACCTTCATTCGATAACATACCATCAACGAGTACTTTCTTTTTACGTAGTCCTCTAAAGTATTCATCCCACTTAGGGAAAGGTAATGGATGTCCAATATCTGGAGTTTGCTTCCATGATGCTAATTTATCAGCAAATTTACTACCTAATAATGTTGCTTGTTTACCACCGCCAACAACAGTATTAATGTTATCTACCGCGTAACGCATTGTGCTAATAATATCCTCTGCTTTCATTTGAGGAAACTTAGGATGCTGTAACATTTTATCTGTTGGGAAGTTTTTTCTAGCAAATTCACGTATTAGTGAATACTTTTTTACTGTATCAAAATACTTGTCAACATCTTTATCATCAGCTAGGCTCATTTGATACTCTATTGTTCGCCAACCACCTATATCCTTGTATCTCTTGGATCGTTCGCTATCTTGACTCATAAAAATTGTAAACTTCGATTCGTTCATTTCTTGTGAAAATGTCATATAAAACAATTCAAACATGTCATATAAATATCTAAGTTCTTCATCATGAAAATCATATTTTGATTTAATTAAATCTGCATATTCTATGTATAAATCTACATTCTTATATAATGAACCAACTAATAATGCTTCAGACGCATAGTCATTATCTTTTCTTTTTTCAACCATCTGTTTCCTCCTAAATCAATTCATCATGAATGTCTGCTACTCTAAAATCTTCAGCTTCTTTTCTAGCTTTTTCAACTACCTGATTAAATTTATTGGACGATTCAATTTTAGACTTGATATCAACTACCTGATGATTCTTTTCTTCTAGTCTTTCTTTGTAGTTCTTGTAGTCTTCATATTTACTAATAACAATAGCTAACTCATAATTCATTCTCTGGGAGGTGTTTTTGAATTTTTTATTTAATGTCTGTTTAGCTAAATAATTTACTAACATGGAATACATCTCTAGAAACTCATCGTATGAAATAGATCCATAAACTTTTTCATCCTTTCCCTGTGTAATCTTATCGACCCTCATACAATAATAATTTGGTAACGTAACTTGATAGTGTTCTTTAATCCATTCATAAAATCTATTTTTAGATTCTGCTAATTGTTTATCTTTATGTTGCTCTAATTGATAACCAACGATCGTTCTTTCTATTTCTTGCTCAGACATCTTGCCTTTCTTAATTAATTCATTTTTAAAACACTCCTCATGGTAATACCTATTATTTATTTTTAAGTATGAATCTTTTTCAGTATCGATTGACTGCAATCTTATTAACTTACCATCTTTATCTCTGTCTAACCCTTGTAACTTTAGCTCTTTCAACTTTTTTGTATCGCATGAATTGCACTTGTACTTCATAGTAGTTACACCTCATTTTAAAAAATAAGGGGAAAGAAAAATTTCAATCCCCTGATGTTGTATGTATTATTCTTTAACTAATTTTAAGAATTTCTCCAAATCCGAAATATCTTCAATTTGATTAAAGTCAATATCTAAACCAGATGCCTTAACTTTTGCACCTAATGATTTCTTTTTCAACGGAGTTAACGCAGAAATTAATTTTCCAATTTCATCACGTAAACTATCTACAGTAACTTCTGAAATAGTTTCTTCTTTTTGTACTTTTTCTTTTTTGTTTGTCATTGATTCGGATAGTAAGTCTTCATCTTTTTTGATTGAGTCTGACATACTATTTCCTACAACATTTGATTTTTTACCTTTGTTTTTATCGATTACCTCTTGCCATAATAAAGGTGAAGGATCATCAATTACAACATTCTGAGCATAAACTTGCGTTCTGTCTTTACGCATTACTTGTGCTTTGATTTGACCCATATCATCTTCAAAGTGACGTAGTACTGTGAAGAATTCATATTCAACTCCATCCCATGTATCAGGAACTTTGCCAACCTCAACTAACTGCATTTTTCCATCAACATCAACCATTTGCTTTTTAGTTTTTTCACGAGAAGTTACTACTACGTATTTATCTGTGCCAGTAATAAGGCTACGTAAAAGGTTTTTGCCTTTCATTTTGATTTTATCGTGATCTTTAAACTCTAACCCTGCTGTAGATTCTGCTACAAATTGCTCTGTTGCTGTCTTATCTTGTGATTTAGCTTTTAACTTTGCACGTTTTTCGGATACATTAATTGCTGCAAACTTTACATTATCGCTAATTACAGTAATACCATCTACTACAATTACATCTGCAACGAACGGATTCCCATCAGCATCAAACACTTCTTCTAGATTTCCTTCATCATCTTCAATATAAAGTGTTTCTTCTTGCATTGCTTTTTGCGCCCACTCTTCAACTTCTGAGTAAGATGTAGTGTAAACTAACAATAAATTATCTAAATTAACGCCTTGTCCTTCTAATGATTCTAAGTAGTTGTCTACACTGCCTGCTTCACAGTCGATATATAATACACGTAATGGCTTACCATTTTCACTTGTCATCTTCATGAAGTCTAATGCAAATGTTGATTTCCAAGTTCCTGCCTCACCAAAGTTAAAGAATTTTAATCCCTTTTTGACTGTACTTCCACGTTTAGCTTTTGCCATGATTATAATACTCTCCTCTTAAATATGTATTTTCAATATTAATTCAAATTTTTAATTTTATGTATCAGCTTGCTACTACCAAGGTAACTCATCTTCCTCTACTTCTTTTTTATCACTTGTATCTTGTTTACCCCAAGCGTCAGATGATTTTTGTTGACCTTCGGAATTCAGTTTCTCTATCGCTTCATCTACAGTCGATTGAGTGTATGTTTCAACATCAATTGTTTCTGGATTAGCACCTTCAATTACATATTCACGGGTATACGATGTGTTTGCTCTGTCAAATGAATTAGTTTTACCCCAAGAGTTAGTTTCTTTTACTTCCTCCACATCGGCTTTATTAATAATCTTTCCACTAACAGTAATAGCTGTGTAAGGCTTTAAGTTCTTCTTGATCATATTTGCTAGAGACTTTTCGTAAACTACAAACTCAGCATTCTCGATTGAATTTTGAGCAATAATCTTTGCTTCAACTAGGAATTTGTCTCCAGTTTCAGCCTTCTCAATTCCAATAAACACAATAGTTTGTTTGAAATCTGATAATGATTCAAAATCTTCTTCTTCAAAATCAATATCTTTAGAATTTAAGAACACTGCATCAGCAAGCAATTTTTTATTACGAATTGCATCACCTTCACGATTTTTAAATGAAGAGTATTCAATTTGCCCTTGCACATAAATAGAAATGTCATCGCTTAAACCACTCACTACTTCTTCTGCTGCATCATATTGTGCAAATGTAGAAATGATGTTTTTACCTTTCTCATCTTTCTCTAAGCCTAAGCGAGTACCGATAACTTTGAATCCTTCTTCTTCATAATTGTATCGATCATCCCAAGGTACAATTTTTTGTTGTGGTTTTTCTCCTTTAACTTCAGACTGTTTGAATAAATAAGCATTCTTGCTTTTAAAGCCTTCTACGTTAATGAATACAATTGATTCTGAGTCAACCTTCACACCAAATTTAGCTGTATTTTTCTCTGCTCCAGATGGGAAAGTTTGAGCTTTAAGTGCATCCTCTTTTTTTAATCCTGTTGCAAGTCCTCTTAAACGGAAGAACCCCTTTGTTTCTGGTAATCCATGAGTTGTTTTAGCCATAAAAATATATCTCTCCATTTCAAATTATGTATTTTATTCACTAACTATCGAACCAATCACAATGTACCTAACTAAAGTTTAAATAATATTAGGAATTTATTGAGAAGATATGTAATAAGCCTTTACTAAACTTATTATTTGAGAACATACAATTGTTTTATATTTTACCTTTATCATTAAATTTTAATTATTTACATCACTCAAGGTTCGATAGTTTATTTTACTTTTTCTTACTTTTATTCTTTTTGCGTAATGCTCTAGCCTGCTTCAATGCTTCTAACGTTATCCAACCACCATCAATTTTACTATATGTAATAAGTGTTAGTGGATAATCAAATTTATAGTGATACATTTTCTCTTTAAGTAAAAAAAGTGGTTGTGTCATCCCTTTTACATCAATTATTTCTACACTGTCATCATTATGTATAACTTTAAAATCAGCTTTATATGTAATTGCTCTATACTTTTTGCCTTCCTTTTCAAACTTGGACTGTAACTCGAAAGAAGGTTGTAAATCAAATCCTTTTATTTTACCTTGTGATCGTTGCTGCTTTAGATACAAGTAGTAGTCACGTTCCATTTTAGAGTCAAAACGGATATTGTCTTCCATTACCTTTTTAGCTCCATACTTTGTCAATCAGCATCACCGTCTACAATTTCTTCATCATCAGCAATTTCTACACCTTTTACTTTCTTTCGACCTCTACTCTTCGTAGATTCACCTAAATCAACCGTAATGTGTTTGATGAGATGCTCAGATACCTCTTTCCCAACCTTCTCGATATGCAACACTGCCTTTTCAATAGCTTCTGTTAAATCTTTAACTTTACTAAAATCCTGATCACTCAGATCCTCTAGAAACTCTTTTTCTATTAATCGTTTACCTAAAGTTGTAAGATTA